TATTAACTTAGATCGTGTAAGCCATATGATCACAGATATGTGGATGGATGGCCCAAACGGTTACGGCAAGTTAAAAATACTACCAACTCCGATGGGACAACTAGTTAAAACAATGCTTGAAAGCGGAGTTAAGCTAGGTGTTTCATCAAGAGGTAGTGGTAATGTTAGCGAAGACGGAAGCGGACACGTTTCTGACTTTGAAATTATCACTGTGGATGCGGTTGCTCAACCTTCCGCACCCGGTGCATATCCAACACCAATTTACGAGCACCTTATGAATGCACGTGGAGGGTATAAGGCATACGAAATAGCACAGGCAACTAAAGAAGATATAAAGGCACAAAAATATTTAAAGGAGTCGCTGATTAACATAATCAGTAAACTCCAATAGTAAGGAAAAAACCATGTTAGAAGCACTGACAAAACTTTTCGAAAATGATGCAATTAGCGAAGAGCTCAGAGCTGAAGTTGAAGAAGCTTGGAATGCAAAAGTTACAGAGAACCGTCGAGCGGTTACTGCCGAATTGCGTGAAGAGTTCGCACAAAAGTACGAACACGACAAGCAGACAATGGTTGAAGCAATAGATCAAATGCTATCAGAAGGACTTGCAAGTGAGATTGAAGAGTTTGCAGAAGATAGAAAACAACTAAGCGAAGCAAAAGCAAAATATGCTATTGCTATGCGTGAAAATGCAGATCTTCTAAGAGGATTTGTAGTTGATCAACTTAAAACAGAGATTGTAGAGCTACGTGCAGATAAACGTGCAATGCAAGAAAACTATAGTAAGTTGGAAGAATTTATTGTTCAATCATTAGCTTCAGAGATTGCAGAATTTTACGAAGATAAAAAAGATTTAGCTGAAACAAAAGTTCGTCTTGTGCGCGAAGCCAAGACACATATTGCTAAAGTCAAGAAAGATTTTGTAGAAAAGAGTGCAGCATTAGTATCTGAAACAGTAGCAAAAACTCTTGCAAAAGAGATTGGCGCATTAAAAGAAGATATTGATTCAGCACGTAGAAATGACTTTGGACGCAAAATCTTTGAAGCATTCGCAAATGAGTATGGTTCTTCATATCTAAATGAAAAATCAGAAACTGCAAAATTATTAAAAGTTATTGATGTTAAAGATAAGCAACTTTCAGAAGCTAAAGCATTTGCATCAAAAGCTAAAAAACTTGCAGAAGATATTAGTATTGAAAAAGCAAAACTAGTAGAATCAGCAAAGAGAGAAAAAATTATGAACGACTTAATTGCTCCTTTAAGCAAGGAACAACGTTCAATAATGACAGACTTACTGGAAACAGTTCAAACGCAACGCCTAACAGCATCGTTTGAAAAATATCTACCGGCAGTTATTGACGGTAATGCTCCAGCAAAGAAAACTAAGGCACCACTTACAGAAGGCAAAGAAATCACAGGCAACCGTGAACAATCACAAAACACTAGTTCTAAAGCAGACGATCACAATGTCGTAGACATTAAACGTCTAGCTGGATTATAATAAGGAGATATACCAATGTCAGAACTACTAGAAAGTCGCTGGCAGGACACAAAAACAGCACTTCTTGAAGGCCTATCAGGCAACAAGAAAAGCGTTATGGCAGCTACACTTGAAAACACACGCAAGTACTTGTCAGAGAGCGCAACTGCTGGTGCGACATCTGCCGGTAACATCGCAACACTTAACCGTGTTATCCTACCAGTTATCAGACGTGTAATGCCAACAGTTATTGCAAATGAGTTAGTTGGCGTTCAGCCAATGACTGGTCCTGTAGCACAAATTCACACTCTACGTGTGCGTTACGCAACTTCATCTAACGGAGCAACAGCTGGTGACGAAGCATTCAGCCCATTCAAGATTGCAGAATCATATTCTGGTAACCCAGGTTCAAACGCAGCGCCTAGCCCAACAGCTTCTATGGAAGGTGTCGCAGGTAACCAGATGTCAATTCAAATCTTAAAGCAGACAGTAGAAGCCAAATCACGCAAACTAAGCGCACGTTGGACTTTTGAAGCTGCTCAAGATTCACAAGCAATGCACGGCATCGACGTTGAAGCAGAAATCATGGCAGCACTTGCCCAAGAGATTACTGCTGAGATCGACCAAGAAGTACTAGCAAGCCTAAATGGCCTAGCTGGCACAGCAATTGAAACATATGACCAAAATGCAGTTTCAGGTACAGCTACTTTTGTTGGTGACGAACACGCAGCACTTGCAGTTCAAATCAACAGAGTGTCAAACCTAATTGCACAGCGTACACGCCGTGGCGCTGGTAACTGGTGTGTTGTTTCACCATTTACACTAACACTTCTACAGTCAGCAACAACATCAGCATTTGCACGTACAACAGAGGGTACATTTGAAGCACCAACTAACACAAAAATGGTTGGTACTCTAAACAGTGCAATGCGTGTATATGTAAACACATATGCAACAGATAATGCAGACGTACTAATCGGATACAAAGGTACATCAGAATCAGACGCAGCAGCGTTCTATTGCCCATATATCCCACTAATGTCATCAGGCACAGTGCTAGATCCAGCAACATTCGAGCCAACAGTATCATTCATGACACGTTATGGCTACGTTGAGCTATCAAACCAAGCATCATCACTTGGTAATGCAGCTGACTATCTAAGCAAAATTGCTG